GCGGTAATTGTTGGACGAGAGGCCTCTACTGGAGTTTCGACTGCCTCAGGCGCAACGGTCTCAGGGGTGGTGTTCTCCACTTGAGATGCCTCGCTTTCATTGTTGTTTTCTTCAACTGCATCGCCTTCGGATGCAGCGACCTCTAGCACTTCTGCCGACTTGAAAGCCGGATTAGATACCAGAGAAACTTCTTCAAGTCGTGCGCTAATAATTTCCAGCGTGTTACCGACTTGCTTACTGTCGAGTACTTCTACACCGACTGACAGCCCAGAGCGTAATTCTTCACTTGCCTCCACGAGAGCATCTGATCCCCTGGTGGTATTAGCAACCTTGAACGTTGCGTAAAGCGCATCGCCCTCAGCGATAATGGACTGGGCGCGGCCTAGCGGCTTACGTCCGTCATGCTCGAGCAAAAACTTGACCTTCTTGGCATCATCCCATTGAACCGAGCCTGCGCGAAACTTGACGCGGCCTACATTGGTGTAACCAATTTCGTTATTGAATGGCAAGATTTTGCCGGAAATAAGGCGGCGGCCCTCATCGGCCTGAATATCGGTTGCGGTGAATGTTAGTTTCATGCGGTTCCATTCGGGCTAAGGTCTTCCATCTCTTGCGCTTGCTCGACTGTGATAAGGCCGAGCGAGATCATCTTCTCAATCGCCGTGAGGCGCTCGATTGTGTCTGCTCGCAAAAATGTTTCATCAATTGCGAAGCGGACATAGTTTTGGCTGTTTGTAATATCGTCCATGCTTAGGCGAGACTCGACAGCAGTTATATAGGGCTGGAGAGCAAGCGAGATGAGCTGCTTCCTTTCGTCTTGGACGTTGGCATAGGTCATGCTGTTGTTCTCATCTGCTGACAAGTAGTACGCCGGAATGTTGCAGAGACGAGCGATCTGAGTAGTGACCTGGGTAATCAAATCTGCGTAGCCCATATCCTTCGGCGAGAAAGACGTGGGCATGTAATCTAACGTGCTGGTGAGATACGCAGTCGAGCCTTTTTGACGTGCAGCTTTCCATTGTGACAGGAGTGCTGCTACTTCGTTCTCACTAAGGTCTGCGCCATTGTTTTTGATTACGCCGGATGGAATTGGAGCAACTGCTGCGCGATGCGCTGCATTTTGCAGCTCAAAAGCCTGGCGAATAATTGTTGCGCCTGTGTTTAGAATACCTTCGCTAAGTCCCTGGAATGTGATAAGCGAGCCGAGTCCACTCATCGGGACTGGTGCGCCATCGACGTAATACTGGGTAACGAATTGATTATCTGGTGAGACTTGTTGCGTTACGCGAGTTGGAGCAATCCAAATAAAACGCGCCGGGCGGCCATCATCTTGAAACTGCTCGGTAATTTGCCAATATGCAACGCCATAAAACAAAAGACTATCGACTGTATAAGCTAGAGTCACGCTTCGCGGCTGGTGAAGACTTGGCTGCTCTACCCATTTTGGCGAGCCGATTCGCTCGTCATTGGACTTTCGGTATAGATGCAGAGGAATGCTTGCAATTGTGCCAGCAATAAGGTTGCGAGATCGGACAATGGCAGGTAATGACATAGCCACGTCTCGGCTAACCTTTGTAATAAGTTGAGTATTGAAATACCCAAAGTCGTCCCCCATTACCGCAGGGGCATATTGGGCCTTGACCTCAGAAGTTAGCTTAGGTGCTTGAATAAGGAAGCGATCCCAAAATGCCATAGGTTATAGAATAGCACACATTTCCGACAATTCGGACATTTGCGACGTGTCCCGTACTTGGGACTAGCTAAAAATCTGCGGCTTAGATTGAGGCTTGACGAGCTGGTGGACCACCATGGCCAGGGCTATGGCTGCTGAGACGTCTCCGTGGGCTGACTTCCTTCGAACGATTCTCCAGCCAGCGTCGCTGACTTTAGCTCCGCAGTTATTCATACTGCTGACTAGAGAATCTTGTCCCCTGTGAGACAGTCGATTGTTTACGATCGCATCGAGTAGATCGCTGCATGCAGTATAGAAGATTTGGCCAGACATGTCCACGATCTTGATACCCGACTGGGCCAAGCGGTTAGCGATGCTCTGCGTGGCGTATTTGTCGTAGCAGAGCAGGCGAGGCCGGTACTTATCGGCCCAGGCCTTGACGCCGGTAGCTACCTGCAGCTCATCAATTGCTACGTCCGAAACCCATTCCTCCATGACGCCTACGCCTATCTTTCCATCGGGCAAAATTTGGCCAGCGACGAGCGAGGCCTTGCGCTTTGTATGGTTTACGTCTATGCCGAAGATAGTCAGGGCTCCGGGAGTGATTTCGAGGTCTTGCACCGTGAGGTCCTGGAAAGCTCCAGGCGGCCAAGGTGAGGTAGTGCTATCGACAAACTGGCAAAGGTGCTCAGTTCTGGCAACGTCCGGCTTTGTGGTCTTTATATACTCTTGAATCGTCTCCAGCTTTATGGTATGGCCAACCGAAGGGTTAGCCTGGAGAATCTGCTCGACATTATCGACCTTGCAGAAGGGCTCGGCCGAATACTCCCACCAGCCAAGGCTCTTAGGTGGATAGCTGAGGGCCAGGTCGCGAATAGAGTGCAAAACCTCTGAGAACGCATCTCCGGCATTACTGCAGGTAAGTAACACGCCGCCGGTGGCTGTCGTGGTAGGCCGGATAGCTGCCCAGGCTTCTGGACTGATCTCTCGAAGCTCATCGACGAAAACCAGGTGCGCTGTCTTGCCTCGGACACCGTCTCGAGTCGCAGCAGCGATTTCATACATGCTTCCGTCGAGCAAGGTGACGGACTCCTGGCCATTAGCAAACCTGATCTGCTTGACCAAGGCCTTGAGGTTGTCATTAGCCTCAATAACATCGACCACCTGGCGAAAGGTGTCAATAGCCATATTGCGATTAGACGAGAGGCCAATTACCCGGCTTTTGCGTGGCTCGACAAAGAGCTCATAGAGAATACGCATCCTTGCTAGGTGAGTCTTTCCGTTCTGCCTACTGAGGAGTAGGCCCTGCGTGGTATGGACGTACTCGCCCTTCTTATTCGTGACCATCATGCGCTCGCTGACGTACTTCTGCCAGGGCAGCAGAGGGTCAGAGTGTTTGGCAACCCATTCGGCAAACTCCTTGCCCTTGGTTGGCCCCTTGATCTTAGGAGTCTCTAGGCGTGGGCTTGCCTTGCCCTTCAAAGCAGCCATTCTCAGCTAGCCCCCGACTGGTCTGGATTGGATTCGGACATAAAGGGCGAATCCGACATCTTGACGGACCGAGTATGTCCGTTTTGCACCGTTTTGTCCCGTTTTGGAGAGAGATTGCGTCGAAAGACAGGGGGGGTAGAACTTTGTGCTAAAAAAACGCCCACCTGCTGATCCTTTTTACGTGAGTTGCATGAACGACAGCAGGCTACCAGATTCTCAGCATCATCTGATCCACCACGCACTAACGGTATAACGTGATCTACCTCAGTAGCTACGTCTCCGCAATAGGCGCAGGTGTTCCCATCTCTGCGTAACACTCGCAGCCTCAGCTTCTTCCACCTGTAATCGCGCCTGCTATTAGTAGCCACTAATGCCAGCCCTTACGATGGAAGTGATCGAGCGCTCGACAAGGTGTTTGGTATCTGTTCTTGATATATCTAATACCCCAATTGACTTGTTGGTATCCATTAGCTGTAGCTAACCACCGGCTTTTACCTTGAGGTATTCCGTAATGACTGTAGTTACGAGCTTCTACACGCCAGTTACTCTCTCGAGTGTAGAGCTCTACTAGGCACTCAAATTGCTTCCAATCCTTGAGCTTGTTATATGCGTGTAATTTATAATTCATAGGATCGTGAGCTGGTCTTGCATGAGATATATCTAAACTCAGCAAAGCTAAAACCAAGGCTAACAAGCAAATTAGCAATAGCCTGGCCCAATGCTGTGAGGCTTGTGCCCGGCCGTCTAAAGTGCCGGGACTGCCACTCAGCATAGCAGCCCTGTCAAATCCATTTACAAAACCGCAGGTCAGAACGGCGTGTCGCATTTTCTACTCCTTCGGATAGCATCTTTCGCATAGCTCGCGTGGGAGCAGAATGTAAACCCCACACGCGATACACCTGGTGACTTGCTTATCGTCTGCCATAACCAGCCGCCTTGAGAAGGTAAACCACGTCACTTAGCCTCAGGCAGCAGACCCAATCATCTATAGCTTTTGGGCCTTGTCCTTGAAGTCTCAAGACAGCTATGCCTAGGCCTGTCTCCTTCGCTCTGGCTCTAAGTTGTGCCATAGCAAGTGCAGGCTCAAATCCTCGTCTAGCCTTAGCCTCCCAGTCGATACCTTCCATGCCACGAATATCGCTCCCAGCAGCACTCGCGCTGCCTGCGTGCGCCTCTGGCCAGCCATGAGCCTGTAGATATTCCGCCAGTAATAGCTCTGTCTCACGTCCTCGCGCCTTTCTGCTCATATCCAGACTTTCTCGTAGCAAACTGAGCAAGCCCAGTTATAGTCCAATGGATCATCCTCGCTCATTTGGACCCGATAACCTGCATAACTGGCAAGTCGAATATCGCACCAGTCGCATGTCACAGGCGAACCGTTGGGCTGACCTGTTTTATCTTCCATAGTCGGTCGCCTTGTTCTCAAATACCCACTTTCCGCCTACAAACTTGGCCCAGCGTGGCTCGCATTGATCTTGCTTGCTACGTGATGGACAGGTATAGCCCAGGAATGGGCGGCCTGTTTTACTGGTCCCTTCCCGACGCTGCATCGGGCCATGAGAACACTCGAAACCTTCGAGGGTGGTCCCCAGTTCACGCTCGAGATTGTCTAAAACTGCCTGCTCGTTTTGGAAAGCTGTCGTCTGCTCGGTGTCCCAGACAAACGTTTCAGGTTCGTTGGGCACTTCCTTGACGGCCTCGGCTGGCTTGAATGGGTGCTCCACTTTCAACCCTGGGTCGCCCTTCTTGTAGGTCTCAATGGTGCCGCCCTGTGCGAAATGCTCTTTACGCTTGAGCTGCTCTTCTGAGTATGCGACCTGCTTCATACTGTCTTGAGTAGCTGTTTTCTCAGCAGCCTTGAGTAGCAGGATGCACCTACCGATAACGCTGGTAGCTGTGTCTTCGACATACCACCGAGCCATGTTCTTCGGGTAATCCGCAGCCTTTCCTCTGGCCAGGTTACTTACTGCCGGTTGCTCGTCTTTGTAATCCCTGTAGAGATCACAACGGACGAGGATTTCCTGATTATCGGCGTTGAAGTATTCGGTTTTGAGGTCAATCCTCCCGGTTGGGAAGTTGTCCTGATACCACCGATTGAGGCTTGCCACGTCCTCATAATTGTCAAGATTCCATGCCATCTAATTCCTCTTTCCCTAGTGCGTAGTCCAATTGTTGCCTAAATGTCCAAACTGTTCCATCATGTCGTAATTGTGCGAAATTCGCACAGTCTTGACAGTAGTTACGTGTCATTCCTTTCCGGGCCTTTGTCTCAGAGATCACTTGCCAAACTGCTGGCTTTTGAGCTTTGAAACTGTCCTTAGGGTAGACTAGCTTGCAAATGTCACACCAGATGCTTTTCGTCTGTAGTTTCCTAATCGGCATACTGGTCGCTTGTCGCTATCTCAGCGCTTAGGGCCGCATATGCGACCAAGTCCACGTAGCTATCTCTGTTTGCGTGACCTGCAGTCTGGGCGAGTCTGCTGATCTTTGTGAGTGCCATACAGATAGCGACCTGGTCCGGCGTGATGTGCGTATCCAGATACGTGGACCATAACTCAGCGATTCTTCTATGGTTTCTGACTGGACTACCGTAGATGTTACCTCTGGTACTACGGATAGCTGACGCTTCATCGAGGACTTCTTGCGCTGTGATCGTTTTGGGCGAGTCGTTTTCCATCTCTAAATCCCTTCCAGTACCAATTCTCAGTAATAGCTGTGTAGAGCAGTCCCAGGACTGGGATAGCTATAAGTGCGATTATGTAGTAAATAGCTAACGGATCGAACCCCATGGCGGTCATTTGACAGCCTCGCTATTAGCTAGGTTCTGCAGGTTGATATAGGCCCTGCGGATAAGCCTCTCGGCTGCCTCCAGGTCGTCAAGCTCGTTGATAGCGACCTGAGCGCACTCGAGGTTATTGTTTACAGCGTTCAGGTAATATTTGGGCTTTCTGATCTTCATAGCGAAAAGCCCCCCGTAGCCTCGTCAATAAGCAAGGTAAGAGCTAGCACCGGCTCAGAACACTCGTGCATATAGCCCATTTCCTTGAGCATGAGGGCAAGCTGCTTGAGGGCTGGCTGATAGTCGAGCAAGGCCTGGCATAGCAATATGTGGTAATCGCTCATGCCATTCCCCATGGCCTTGAACTGAATCTCGTCTAATGTTTCGATTTGCATTTTAGGCTCATTTCCGCCGATACGTTCGACCGGCTTGGCCTAAGGTACTCCCTAGAGTGCCGGATAGCCCCGGCGTGTCGATAACGATTTCATAACGAAATCCGAGGCTGTGTCCCAGTCGTCTATGTGGTCGTCAATGGTGCGAACAACCGGGACAATATCCTCAATCACTTGTAGCGCTTACCCTCGAATACAAAGCTACCGTCTGGGTTCATAGGCACTAGGACCGGGTAAAAACGCGAGCCTTCCAGGTAGCCCACGACAAAGCCAGGCTGCCAATTCGCATAGCCTCGCGTGTAGGCCATTCCTGGGCTAGAAAGCGAAACCAGGTTGCCCACTTCTACACCCCATAGAATTCGCCCATAATTGCCTTTATAGGCCTCAGAATGGCTTGATAGTCCTAATCTATGGGTATGGCCCTGAACGACGCTCCTACCGGCCCTGAGAGCCGAATTTAGGGCACTCTGGCCGGGCTTGTTGGACAAGGGTGCAGTATCACCATGAATAGCGATCCATCCAGGCGCGAAACCTACCCCTTGAGGGTGATAATTGATACCCATCTTGTCGTAGCCCATGAATCGGTGATAGGCCATTTCAGGGAGCTTGGTAAAAGCTGGCAGCCGATTCATGAGGCTCTTGTAAACGCGAGCGCCATGATTAGAACCCACGACGTCGGTTACGCCTAGCAATTCGAGAATCTCCTGGGTCCAGGCCCGGTCGTCGTCTATGTTACCCATGGCCTCTTCCAGTACGTTTGCTCCGTTGCGAAGCTGAGGCAGGTCAATTTCGTCGCCTATCTG